TTGTTGCTTGTAGCCGTTAACCTGCAGCCAGCGCCAGTGGTTTATTAACATTTGAATACTTTCTGCTCTAAATTTTCCTGCCATAAATTCCTTTCTTGACCAGCCAACGCCAGAGTCTCTGTGATCTAGCGGCGGCGGCGCGTTGACTGATCCCAGGTCCATCACAGTAATACCAATTGCGCTTGCAATGGACCAGGGATCAGTACAGGCTCATAACACGAAGACGGACTAGTGTCGGTGTGACGTGCTACAACCTGTAGTTGTCCCGTTATTTTGAGTTTTTAATTCCGTAAATAACAAAAGGGAATATATCCTATATAATACTTGACAATAGTTTTGTCAAGTGTTAAAAACAAATCATTAACAGAAAGGCAAAAATGCAAAAAGAAAAAAGACAAACACTTAACGCTGACAAGCGAAAAGTAATTGCTGATATTTTTCAGCAACATTTTGAAGATAATTCAAAATATAAAAAACAACATAGTGAGGCAATACAAAGATACAATGATTTGCGAGAACAAGCAAAAGTTGAAATCAATGGTCTTGTAAGGTTTCATCAACCACAAGAAGATGTTGATACAATTAGAGCCATGAATAATAAGTATGGCGATAGTGGTGGACAACTCTACCATGATAATTGTTTTCATGTTCAAAACCAAACACCTCGTATGGACACCGACTACAACGATAATCCTATTGAAAAGTTTGATGATGTTCACGTTCAATTCAAAGCAGATAAAGAGTTCTTAACTTCTTATTATCGTGATGAGATAAAGTCTAAAGGTATTGACGCAGATTATGATGTTAGACTTGGCGATGATTATGGAAAAAGAAATCCAACTTATTATAATAGTGAAAGTGCAGTTAATAAATATTTGGGTTTTGGTTCTCGTAATGACGCAAGTGGACAATCATCTTATCATAAAGATACATGGGAAAATGATTTTAAACTTTGGGTTATTGGAACAAGTTATTGTCATAGTCGTATGTTCAAAGCACATGAGGACACTTATAATTGGTTTAAAAATTTTGAGGTTGCAAAAGAAAATGTAATACTTGCACACAAAAATCTTTTTGACCATGTTGATAAGAAAATGCAGAAACTAAAACTTGGTTTAAAATCTTACAGATACTTTGACCAAGCGAAAGAGTTAGCTGACAAACTTGGAATTGCA